CTTTTTTTAGCTAACTTTGATGGAGGCGATGCACAATACTGACTCATTGACTCACCAGCTGCTTTTGCGGCTCTAGTTAAAGCGCCTTCTGTCCCCTTCTTCTTCATACCCTTAACTGCACCCTGAATCCAATCTTCATTATCTTCTGGTGTAGTAAGACCACCTCCCTCTTCACCCATTGAATACTCATCAGGCATACCCTCCGGTTCGTCTATTCCATAACCCACTTGCTCATCTTCGTCTGGAGCCATAACAACAACTACACTATCACTAATTTTATCAACGTCTCTCTTTAGCGCTGCTTCAATCTTATCAATACCGTGTGCTATAACTGCTTTAGCAAGCGGCGTTCCAGGGTCAACTGAAAACTGTACAGTATCATTACTAATATCTAAACCATCCTCATTAGCATACTTAGAAACGATATTACCGACATCTTCAACACGCTCAGCATCTCTAATTTTAATCTCAATAAAGGTAGTTGGATCTGCTTTTGAATCTTCTAAGCTTTGCGCTAATTCTTGTTCTGCGTCATCCAACTGACCAACTGTATCTTCAACCGCGTCCCCTACATCTGCACCTGCTTTAATATCCTTTGCGAGCTCTATAGCAGCTTTTTGCGCCGCGTATTTTTCTTCTCTTCCTCTATTAGTAGTAGCTCTATTAATATACGTCGCGAGACCGTCTTTTATTGCATCAGCAATCTCATCTTTACTTTTTTCAATTTCTCTTTCCTTAGAATCTAATAAAGCTAATAAGTTATTCTTTTTAGCAGAAAACCCTGTACCCCTTTTCGCAGCATTCAATTCTTCATCACTAATTACCTCGAGATCATATAATACCGTTCTAATAAAGTTAATTGTATCTAATGGTGCAGAACTAAACCCCGCAGATCTTAGCTCTCTTGTAACAGGACCGAAAGAAGGGTGATATTTTTCATAAGGAGATTTTTTAGCTTCCTCGAGAAACTCTGACCTGTTGAATAAATCATTAAAGCCACTAAAATTGTCGGTGTAGTTAAAGGAACTCATTTAATATATTTATATCTATGAAGCTGAATTATAAGGATTTTAACAAAATGACTGAAAAAGAGCTGTGTAAACTACCAGGAGTAGGAAGAACCACAGCTAGACGTATTGTTGGATTTAGACCTTTTCGTCATAATGACGATTTATTTAAAGTAAAGGGACTAGGGAAAAAGACACTTAAAAATTTGGGAATTCAAAAAACCAAAAAGAAAAAGAAAAAATGGTATACCATCGATGGTGTCGATTACCCAGATTGTGCACTGGCTAGAGATACGAGATACGGTCACATTGATCTGTTTTGGAGAGTACCTAAAGAACACCGGGAAAGTATAGGTCCCCCATCCCCGTGGATACTCAGAAATCGTCGTATAGATGAAAAGACAAGGGCAGAAGGGCCTGATGGGCTTATGAGTAGGTACGTCGACAACTCTTTTATGTGGGAACCAGGGTTTAAATTTCCATGGGAAGATTGATTACCTCGTAAAATATATTAACATATGTTATGTGCGCTATTTTTGGATCGTTCGACAAAACAATGTTAGAGATTTTATACCAAGCTAATAAGGAGCGTGGTAATTTTGCTAGCAGCGTTGTATGCATATCAGATGATGATCAATATATCTCTAAACATGAAGGTGATATAAATTTTGATAAGTTTAATTATGCTGGTAGGGAAAATATAGAATATCTTCTTGGGCATGTACAGGCACCTACTTCCGCTAAAAGAACCTGGAACTACAACACATCTCACCCATTCGAATCTCTGACATGGCTGGTTAGTCATAATGGTGTTTTAACAAATGAGAAAAAACTAAGAAGAAAACATACAAGATTTTTAGAAAATCCCGTTGATACAGCGGTAATAGTTGAACTATTAGAAAAATTTACTCAGGTAAATAAAAACCCAGTTAATACCATAAAGCAAGTATTATCAATGTTAGAGGGGTCGTATGCTTTAAGTATGGTGCATTCTAATACTAACGATATCTATATAGCGAGAGTAGGGTCACTTCTTCACTATAATAATAAGGGCAACTACTCTACAATGATGGGATCCGGTTATAAAATATTACCTGAAGGAATTATAATGAAGTTAAATAAAAAAACAAAACGATGGAATAAAGTAGGCACTTTTGAATCCAAGTCACCGTTTACATTTGTATGAGTAAAACATTTATATTTTCTGCTACAGCAGGTAAAAAAGAAGACTCAATGCTTTACAATACGTGTAAAGATGAAAATATCGACATCTTTATAAAAGAGTATAATAAAGAGTCTATACAAAAAACCTACAACAAGGCGATTGATTTTTCAATTAGGGAAGGAGTTAAAAACTTAGTATTAGTTCATGACGATGTAATACTCGAAGCTTTTTCTGAAAGAAGAATTGAAAGAAATTTTAAAAATTTTGATCTAATTGGTGTAGCTGGCTGCAATCAGGTCAAGCTCGAAAAGCCAGTTCTCTGGCATTTAATGGGCGGTGGCTTCGACTCCGGTAATTTAGTAGGCGCAGTTGCCCACGGTACTGAAAATCAAAAAAATATGGGAGGGTTTGGATTTTATCCAAATAGAGCTATTTTAGTAGACGGAGTTTTTCTCGTAATTAAAAGAAAAGTATTTAAAAAAATTAGATTTGATGAAACCTGTCCTTCTAAATGGCATTTTTATGATCTTGATTACTCTATGCAGTGTCATAAAGCCGGCTTTAAAGTTGGAGTCGGCGACTTTATTGTAACTCATAAATCCCCCGGTCTTACTTCTTTTACTGAAGAATTTCAGAAGGGCGAAGATTGGTTTTTAGATAAGTGGAAAACCGAATAACATATAATACCATAAGGCGTGAGTAAGTTAGACTTAGACTATTTTGAAAATGTTCTTATATATAAGTCCCTTACAGATAGTGGGTATTTGGCTTCTATTGCTGATTTTGTAAAGCCTGAATATTTTAAAGATAAAGCGATCGCTAGTATCTTTAATATTATTAAAGACTTTACAGAAAAAAGAAATAAGCTTCCAACAACGACAGAGATTAAGTCTTACTTAGTATCAGATGAACAAAAGAACTCTTTTAAAGAGCTCGTTAAGACGTTTAGTGATATTGATAAGACTCTAGATAAAGAAGAACTATATGATAATACGGAACAGTTTCTTAAAGAGAAGGCCGTATATCATACAATGCTTAATGTAGCAGAAGATGTATCAAAAGGTAAAGTTGATACATCAGTCGTTTTAGATAAATTTGAAAAATCATGCAACATTAATTTAGTAACTGATTTAGGACTAGAACTGTATGGTGATGTTGATAAGCTTATTGATGATCTTAACTGTGTTGAAAGATATGTTCCAAGTAAATGGGAGTGGTTAGACAATTGTCTCGGAGGCGGTTTTTTAGAAGCTGGAAAAGCTTTATATGTGTTTGCTGGTGAGACAAATATTGGTAAGTCAATATTTTTGGGTAATATTGCCAGTAATATGGCTGAAGATGGTAAAAACGTTTTGTTAGTTACTTTAGAAATGTCTGAGCTGTTATATGCTAGACGAATTTGTAGTAACGTTACAAAAATTCCAATGAAGCAGTTAGCTGAAAATGCACCTAGTATTAAACAGGCTATGAATGATCAAGGTGGTAAAATTTTTATTAAAGAGTTTCCACCTGCCACTATTACGGCTAATCAATTAAAAGCGTTTGTTAAGAAGTTTCAAGAACAAGGCATTAAGCTAGATGCTATTGTATTAGATTACCTAAACTTGATGCACTCACCTGTAGGTAATAACTCTTATGAGCGCATTAAACATGTAACTGAACAGGTACGTGCAATGAGCTATTTGTTTAACTGTCCTATTATTTCAGCCACACAGTTAAACCGAGCTGGGTTTGATACAGATAACCCTGATCTAGCAACAATTTCTGAATCTATCGGGTTGGCGGCCACTGCTGATGCTATTATATCTATCTTTCAAAATGAAGAAGATAGAGGAATTGGAGTCATACGCTTAGGTATGATGAAAAACCGGTATGGTCCGCGTGGTATTACACAAGCTATGAGAATCGATTATAATACGCTAACAATCGAACAAGCTGATGATATCGAAATAGATGAAGATATGGATAATACTCTTAATGTATTAGCTGGGCTTGCATCATAAGGAACCTTTAGTAAATAATCAAAAGTGAATATCCAAATATGGACAGATACTGATTTACATGGAGCTGGTTCTGCTCTTGTTTTAAAGTGGTTATATAAAGATGCTAAAACATTTAGTATTAATGATGTTTCAGAATATACTTTTTCTGGTAGATTTAAGGGATCGCTACAAGCATTAGATCATTATGATAGAGTCTACATTGTTGATTTGGATTTATCACCAGAACAAATTCAATTAGCTGATAGAGATAATGTTGTTGTTATTGATACACATAAAGGACATGTCAGCCATAAGCATTTATACAAAAAAGCTAAAACCATATTAGACAGCAGTCAGTATGCTTGTTTAGATCTAATTTTTAATAAATTTAAAAGTCACCTAACACATTTAACTGACAAGCAACTACAATTAATCAAATACATCAGCAAGTACGATTGGTATAATACACAGCACAAAGAGTCCTTAAAATTAAACGCTATATATTACAATTTAAATTCTCCAAAAACAGAAAAGTTTATTTCGGCATTTTCAGACGGGTTTAGAGATTTTACAATTCATGAAAAAAATGCTATTAAGCTGTATTTTAAAAAATTTAAAGATCAGATAGATAGTGGGCAGGTATTTACAGGGATGATAAAAAACTATAGTGTTGTAGCGACGTTCGCGAACTATGCTGTAAATGAGCTAACTCATTTTTTAATTAAAAAATATAATACTGATATTGGTATGGTTATTAATACTGGAGCTAAGACTGTATCATTTAGACGATCTAGACAAAGTGATGTTGACTTAAGCATATTAGCTACAAAACTTTGTGATGGTGGCGGTCACGCAGCATCCGCCGGCGGTAAATTAACTGAACAATTCGCGAATTTAACCAAAACATTTGTACCGTGTTAACAACCAGTAATATATCTCCAAACCCCTCAAAGACTTTAATACATGATGAAACAGAACATCTGTTACTTTGCTTTTGTACGTTCTGCTCCCTACTAAAAGGTAAAAAACTTTCACTACAAAATATTTTTATATTAGTTTTACAGGAGGAGAGATTGAGAAATATATTAAAGGACCTTCTAACAATCGAAACTAATTTTGATATAGTAAAGCTATTCATAGATTTTGAGCCGGCAATAACAAAGTCAAAATATATCACCAAGTTCCTTAATTCGAACTCTAAAATACAGTTATAAAAACCGGTTGAAGTTTTCCTTTTTGTGGTTATAATTATGGCATGAGTACTTTTAATACTTCAATGTTCCAATCAATTAAAGACGCGTTAGCAAGCTCCGAAAGTAAGGGGTCCGCTACATTTAACGAAATTATGCCTACTAAAGTAGGTAATACGTATACGGTAAGACTTTTACCTTATGCTAAAGATCCTAGTAAAACATTTTTCCATTATTATAACCATGGATGGAATTCTTTTGCTACCGGCCAGTATGTTCAGACATTAAGCCCGCAAACATTTGGTGAGCGAGATCCTATTGCAGAAGAACGCTTTAAGGTCCTTAGAACTGGCAGTGAGGAAGAAAAAGAAAAGATGCTAGCAGTCCGCCGTCTCGAAAAGTGGCTGGTTAATATTTACGTTGTTGATGATCCTGCAAATCCGGATAATAACGGCAAAGTAAAAATTCTTCGATATGGTAAACAACTTCAAAAAATTATTACTGAAGCTATTGAAGGTGAAGATGCAGAAGAGTTCGGACCTCGTATTTTTGATCTTGGTGATGGTGGTGTAAACTTTAAGATTAAGGTTGAACAGCAAGGTGATTATCCAACATATGTCTCTTCGAGATTTACAACTGCTGGTAAAATTAATCTTTCCGAAGATAAACAAAAAGATGTTTATGAAGGGTGTTTTGATCTTGGTGAAGTGTTTACACAAAAGACATATGATGAACTTAAGGATATGTTAAGAGAGCATTATTATTGCAGGGCTGATGAGCCTGAGGCTCCAACATCAGCACCAGAACCGGATACTACTCCAGCCGAGCCGGAACCAGTCGCTGCTGGAAAAGATACGGTTGAAGAGGACATTGATGATTTGTTAAAAGATCTCTAATAAAATGAGCCAAGGAATCACTCCAGAAGAAAAGGCGGCAGTTATGCAGTTGATGGGGCAGACCTACGGCCAGGTAAACCAACAAGATCAAATGATTGTTGGTCAATCTGGTAATCTCCGCCCGGATGCCCATAAAATGAAACAGGCATTTGAACAAACTGCACATATGCCGACTGTCGATGCTAATCCACAGCATGCACAACAACCACCGCCACCAGAGCGACCTCAGCAAGTTGCACCAGTAACTCCGGAGCAAGCTGCACAGGAGCTAGCTGAATCAGCTTCACCACCAACACCGGTCCCAGTACCAGTTTTTGATGATGAGGACCGTGTGCAAGAAGATAAAAATACTAACCAAATGGAGTTAGATTTATCCGAGCCTAAGTTTGCTGATAAGTTGCTTGATTTAATGAAAGAGCAAAATTTGATATTAAAAGAAATTAGCTTAAAATTAGATAATGGAAAAAAGACAACTAGAGGTCGCAAACAAGGGTGAATTTTTAAGATTATTAGACGCTATATCAAAAATAAATGACAGTGGCGTTATTCTTGATCTTAAAAAAGATAAAGTATCAAGCTTAGTTTCTAGTATAGATAGCACCTTAATACTACATTCAGAGTATAAAACTAACTCAGAGTTTGAGAATACATTAAACATCCCGGATGTAAAAAAATTAAGGAATGTATTAGACACAATTGAAGATAAAAATATATCTTTAGAAATAAATTCTAACAATATTCAATATAACGGTAATGGTGTTAAATTTAAGTACCATCTCTTTGAAGAAGGCTTTATAACTAGACCAAATATTAATTTAGATAAAATTAATAAATTTACCTTTGATGTTGAATTTACTCTCGACAAGCCCACTTTGCAAAGATTGTTTAAAGGAAGTACCTTTGCGTCAGAAACAAATAAAATTTATTTTTATACTGAAAATAATAATTTAATGGCTGAGCTTACAGATAGGTCTCGTCATAATACTGATAACTTTACTTTAAATTTAGGAAAAGCTGACTTTAGTCTTAATCCAATTCCAGTGAATTTAGATAATATTAGATTACTCTCTATTATTAATAACGAATTTAATGTAAAAGTAAATACTGAGTATGGTGTTGTTGTATTTGATATTGAAGATAAAGATATTAAATTAAAGTATAT